GCTGACGCCACGATGACCGCTTCGGCTGTCCTCGACTCCATGACCCGGCTGAAGCGCAACCGCGCTCCGCTGGTCAATGGCGGCTATGTCCTCGCCACCGATCCTCGTGTGGCCCGCGACCTGATGCGCGACAGCGACTGGCTCAATGCCTCGAACTACGGCAACAAGGGTCAACCCTTCTACAAGGGCGAGGTTGGTTCCATCTACGGCTGCCGCGTCGTCACCCAGACCAACTCGTTCGTCAGCACCGGCTCTGCCACCGCCGCCGATGAGTTTGTCTACCAGGCTAGCGCCGCTGGTGGTGGTCTTGCCGTCAGCAAGGACATCATCGCGTCGTTCTTCTTCGGCAACGAGGCGTTCGGTATTCCTCACCTCACCGGTGATGATCCGCTCTCCCCGAAGATCGTGATCACCGACACCCCGGACAAGTCCGACCCGTTGAACCAGCTCGTCACCGTCGGCGTGAAGATCTACTTCGCCACGCTGCGTCTGGCCGCCGGTAACACTGGTTCGACCGGTAACCCCGTCTGGTACCTCGTTCACCGCACGAAGACCTCGACCACCCTGTAATCACATGAAGAAGACAGCCACCATCATGGTGATCGCTGTCGGCCCTGGGGGGCATCGCCGACAAGGTGGTGCCCCCCTTTCTCATTCCGCTTGCGGACATGATATGGCCGATGAGAATCCGCCCATGATTTCTATTCCTGTTGAGGCGCTCGCCACTGATTCCGAGAATGGCGAAAATGTGACCCCTGAAGTCGGTGATGAAGTCACCCTGAACGAGGTCAAAGGCGTCCTCAAGAAACTCGATAACGGCGAAGCCTACGTCGAGATCAAGAGCGTCAATGGCATGCCCGCCGAGTATGAGGAGAAAGGCGAGAAGTACGACATGGAGGAAGGCCAGTCCATGGACGAGAAGAGCATGCGAAAGATGGTCGAGGACTACGATTCGGAGAACGAGTAATGCCCATCTACTCCTTCGAGAACAATGGAAGGACCGTCGAACAGATCGTTCCGATGGGAACCGATTCCATCACTTTGGAAGGCAAGACTTGGCGGAGGTCCTGTATCAACAGGATCTCCCCAGTCGGATTCGCAAAGCAGTCGGAGCTTAAGGACGAAGTCAAACGCGGCTTCTACAACATGGAGCAGCGCCAAGGCAGTCGTTTCGAGAGCACCTTCACGAAGAACCAAATAAGAAAGATCTGGGAAATATGAGTTCAATCAATGCCGATCTGGCCGTCGAGTTGAGCATGGGAAGCGCAGGCTTCTCGCTTGTCACGGCAACCACGCTTCAGACTGGTCCGTTCTGCAAATTGCAGGTCGTCACCAACGCTGTCTTCACTTCCATCTCCGGAAACGGGATTGGTGGAACCTGGTCAGAGACGACGATTCCGTTTGGTACTGAGATCGTCGGACCCATCACCAGCTTCCAGCTCGCGTCTGGTGCGGTGATTGCCTACAACGGCATCATCAACTCGTAAGGATCTGATTCGTGGCTGACGTAAAGATCACAGGTCTTGCGCCGATCACAGTACTGGATCCGGCAGTTGATCCTCTGCCAATCGTCGATGTCAGTGATACATCGATGTCCCCCACTGGGACGACCAAGAAGGTAACGGTCGCTCAGTTGTTCTCGGCAAATCCAAACGCCGAGTTCACCAACCTGACAGTCACCAACACGATCACTGTTGGTAACGATGTGTTGATTGGCAGCAGCATTCAGGTCGGCGACCTGACAGCCAATCAGGTGGTCTTCGCCGACGGCAGTAAGTACCTACAGACAAAGACGCCTGTAGATGCCAGGACTGCCTTACAGACCACCACCTACACTCACATTCAATCGGTGTCTGCAAATCCCTGGGTGATCAATCACAACCTCAATGCGTTTCCGACCGTCTGGGTGATCGATCCTCTGGGTCGTGCCGGATGGACCGAGGTTGAGTATGTAGATGCCAATACTGTCCGAGTACACTTCCCGGGAGCCCAGACCGGAACCGCTTATCTGAACTTCTAACGAGATCCAAACATGCCAGTCCCATTCCTTAGCTCGATCACCCTGAACAAAAACGAGGTTCAGGACTTCAAGGTCTTCAACTATGCAGGCGACGTCACGCCGTTGACTGGGACCGACATCGGCTATTTCTGGACCAACACTACCGGAGGAAAGACGCTGCGTTGGTGGGATGGCTCTGCTGTCCGCACGATCCTCGACAGTGCCTCGACCACCATCGTCGCTGCGGATCTTTCCGGTGGCGCTGCTGGCAGTCTGCCGTATCAGGTTGGGGCTGGTGACACAGACTTCCTCGGTATCGGAACTGCTGGTCAAGTGCTGTCTGTTTCTTCTGGTGTTCCTGCTTGGGTCAATCAATCGTCTCTGAGCGTTGGATCTGCTACGACTGCCACGACGGCGACGACTGCCGACAAGGTGGCCAACGCACTCACCGCTGGCACCTACCTCACCGCTGGCGGCACGTTTGACGGTTCCACGGCCCGCACCTTCGCGGTGGATGCAACTTCAGCCAACACCGCTTCCAAGGTGGTTGCTCGCGATGCGAGTGGAAACTTCTCTGCTGGAGTCATCACGGCGACCAATGTCACTGGTCTATCTTCTACTCCTGCCAATGACGCGGATGCAGCCAGCAAAGGCTACGTTGACTCGGTGGCTCAGGGGCTGGACGTCAAGGCGAGTTGCTTGGTTGCTACGACTGCGGACATCACGCTCAGTGCTCCCGGCGCAGTAACCATCGACGGTGTCTACTCTGCGACCGACTTCACGGCTGGCACAACGCGCATCTTGGTAAAGAGCCAGAGTCTCTCGCAGGAGAACGGTATCTACATCTGGCAGGGGCCATCGTCCGCCATGACTCGGTCGGTGGATGCAAACACTTGGGACGAGCTGGTCGGTGCATTCACCTTCGTTGAGCGAGGCACTGACAACGCAGACTCTGGCTGGGTCTGTAACGTCAACGCTGGTGGGACTCTTGGGACAACTGCGGTCACTTGGACTAAGTTCTCCCAAGCCGGTGCGTACGATGCTGGCAACGGCATGGTCCTCAGCAGTGGCAAGTTCCACTTCGCACAGGACACGAACTACACGGCTGGCCGCATCCCGTTTGCTTCCGGCAACACCACGATCGGGTTCTCCTCGAACCTGTTCTGGGACAACTCGAACAACCGCCTTGGCATCGGGACGGCGACGCCGGGATTTTCATTGGAAGTCAGCGGTAATGCCGCTCTAACAGGAGCTGCTAGTGGTAGAACTCTTTTGTTTTCAAACACAGGATCGAATAGCGGTGCGAGAACCATGTTCTCAATCGCATATTCAACAGGATCCTACACAGGATATGGAGCAATCGTAGGAGCTACAGAGAGCACTTACGATGATTCGTTCGGTCTAAAGTTTTACACTGGTGCAAATCAACTCCACGCCACGCTAAACGCCTCCGGCAACCTTGGGTTGGGCGTGACGCCTAGTGCGTGGAGCACCTCAGCATTCAAGGCGATTGACGTATCTGGGGCGTCTTACACTGGAACATCTGGTGGTGCCTACATCAGTTTCAACGCCTTCTACAATTCGTTGAACCAGTGGACGTACAAGACAAACTTAACCGCCGGTCTCTATCAGATCGAGCTGGGTGAACATAAATGGTTCACGGCAGCAGCATCGACGGGTCAGATTACGGCATTCGCGACACCGAAGATGACCCTCGACGCCTCGGGGAATCTGCTCGTCGGAACCACTACAGCCACATCCAAGTTCGTTGTTTCCAGCTCTGGAGATACTCTCGCCACGATCATCGGTGGCGCTGCAAATGCGAAGGGCATCTCGTTCTACGACGCCTCTACCAATGGCTGCCAGATCTACTCCGTAAGCAGCGATATTCGTTTCTTTACCACGGCATCTGGAAGTTCCACAGAACGGTTGAGAATACCGTCTTCTGGAGAAATTCAAGCCATCGGCCAAGGAAGCGCATCCGCTCCGATCTTTTCGCGTACGGGAGACACCAACACCGGCCTATACTTCCCTGCGGCAGACACCCTCGCGCTGGCGGTGGGCGGGAGTGATGCGGTGTACATCGATAGCGGTCGAAGGGTTGGGATGGGAATCGTTCCGGACGCTTCGGCCCGACTCCACATCGCTAGTTCTGGGGTCAATGTCTATGGGTTGGTGTCGCACAACAACGGCACTCTAGCTTCGGCCAATACGTCTCAGATCTGGCTGGCAAACGGCACCACTTTTGTCGGCGCAAGTGATCGGAGTTATCGGATATACAACGAAGGCACGTCCGGAACTGCGTCAGACCTCATATTCGGCTACTGGAATGGGTCATCCGCTCCAGAACGCCTCCGCATCAAGTCCACCGGCCAGCTCAATTTTACCGGCCTTGCAGCGGATCCCACTGGTGCGGCTGGCGATCTGTACTACTCCACCGGCAATGTGCTCAAGATGCACAACGGCACTGCGTGGCAGCAGGTCGGAAGGAAGTACACGGTGGCTCTGAACGATGGAAGCGTGACTGTGGTGGGCAATGCCTATACGCTCACTCACAACATGGGCAGCAAGGACATCACTGTCAGCGTCCGCCGCACCACCGACGACGTTGTTGTGTTCGCTGATGTATCCATGCCTAGTACCA